GCTCGGCTCTTTACCTGGTTATACCACAAACTGTCCACCATCTCATCCGCAGCGCGGCTCCAATCCCTGTCATCTACCGCCGCCTTCATGTCCCTGAACCTGGACAGGCGCGGCAAACCCATATTGAAGAGCATGTTGGCGATGATAAGCTGCACCTCTTCCGGCAACTCATCAAAGTCTTCATATAGCTTGCGACAGTCTTCCAGCGTAATCGTGATGTCGGCCTCGAAGGCCTCCTGCACCCTTTCGTCGCTAATAGAAGTGCCAACTGGCTCACCATATTCAGGGTCTTTCTTTGTAATCATATGGCCGATGCCAAGAGTGGGATGCCCCGCCGGACAAATGTAAATTTCGTTGACGCAGCCCTCGTCTGCCTTGAGGTCATCACATAGTTTGTTCAGGTTCATCGTGTCTTCCTGTATCTCTTTGTCTTCTTTGCGATTCGTTTTGGCTGCTTGCTGACTTGTTTTCCGGCTCTAGTAGCCTTCCTCTTCGCTCTCGTGGTCGCCGCATATTCTTGGGAAGAGAGCGCTTTAATAGCTCTTGACGGTAGATAGCGCTCCCCGGTTGCTTTCGGACCCTGTGTGGACGGCTTGCCACTCTTGGTTCTCCATTTCTGTTTCGTCCAAGATTTGAGACTGCGTTGTGATTTTTTGAGAGCCATTATCTGTAGCCCCCACCCTTAGCCTTGTACTGTTTAGCCAGCATCTGCGCTTTGCGGGCAGACCACTGCCCCGGCTTGCCGCCCTTGCCGCCAGCCTTAATCTTGTTGAACAAGTTTTTGCGCATGGTGGGCTTGGTGTAGTTACCAGCCTCGTTCACACGGCTCTTTGGCTTCTTCTTCATTTCTTCAATCCCTTGAGGCCGCGAAGTCCAAACGATGCAGCTATACTAGCGTACATGGCCCACTGGAACCAGTCAGGTGTACGGCCCAACGCATCGAACCCGCGCTCGACATAGGGCTGTAGAGGGGGGATGAAGCACATGGCTATGATGGCTATGAACAAGATGGTCCAGGCTTCGTCCTTCCAGCTATCCTTGGAGGCCTCGGCCATAATCTTTTCCCAGCCAGCCTCATGCGTAGCCGCAACGCGCATCACCTCGGCCTCTGCCTCGGCCTTGGCAATCTTGACTTGGGACTTGGCGGCTTTCTCAGCGGCCTTGCCCTTGAGCCAGCCACCAGCCAGTTCGCCAAAGATGGGGATGAGGGCCTGAATCATTTTTCACTCCCAAGCCAAACAGCGAAAGCGCCAGTCATAGCGCCGGTCACGGTAGCTGTCAGCGCGGTGGCCTGTGAAGTCATGGCCTCTGGCGGCAATGAAATGAACCATTCAATGACGCGTATATACATGAATGTCATCACGAACATCATAAACCTTGGCAGTATCTTCCACGCCAAGAAGCGTTCCATAGTAACATCCATTATAATCTCCCTTGGTAATGCAGGATTAGGGCAATCAATGACCCAAATACAGCAAGGCAGCAGATGATGAATAGCGTTATGATACTGCCGTCTATAATCTTTCTGCGCTTCGCTGCTGAAGCAATAGCCGCCTCTCGTCTAGCCACGCGCGCCTGTGCCTGAAACCTTTGCCAATCATTCCATAATCCGGGGCGACCTGTGTAAATCATCAGTTCTTTGAGTTGCTTCTCCTGCTCCCTTATTTTTTCAAGGGCGAGGAAGCTTTCCAAGTCTGAGCCAGTGCCGTTCTTGTCAGCCTTCTTCTCTAACTTTTCCTTAGCACCCACAAATTGAGCGATTGCATTGCCCGCTGCGGCAATCTCTTTGCCGTTCTGGACAGCTTGCTTGATGACGGCGAAGGCGGCATTGGCGGCGGCTAGTTCAGCAAGCATTAGTAAATCCTCGTGCTGTCACGCATTACCTGTACGGGTAAGCAGTAGCTGGTAATCTTCCCTCCTTGCTTATGAAGACGCTGTGCGAAATACACACAATCATCCACATTCCAAAAGTACATGTCCTGGCTTTTAGGCTTGCCGTCTAGGAAGACGTACAGCAGAAACACATGCACCAGTTCCACATCACTTGCGCCTAGTCAGCTTGCGAACAGTCTCAGTCTCCCAGATGCGGATAAGCACCCAGATGCCGGTGACGATTGCCACGGCGTTCGGGGCCATATCCATCATCGCAGCGGCGGTGCCTGTACCCGCCGCAACATCAACAAATATTTTCTGCTCTTCTGGCATCTCTACCAGCCAGCCGGTACGGCCTGACGCATAGGCGGGTTAGCCAGCGCAGTCATCTGGTCATCGAGCAACGTCTGCATCTCGTCTTCGGTCTTGTTGAGTGACTCAAGCGTCTTGGTCTTGGCCCAGTCTTTTGTCACGCTGTCAAAGGCAACAAAGTCAGGGTCACCAGCTTCCGGTGTCTCCAGACCGGCGGTGCCGTATGCCGACACAGACAGCGGCTGGCCTTCTGCGTTTGTCTCGCTGTCAGAGACGGCTGTGACGCGCCAGTGGATTGTCTTGATGCAGTCGTCATGCCCATTCTCAGGCTGGTTGCATACGTCGAAGTTAAAGTTCCAAGTATATGTGTTGGCCACGATTATACCTCCTGTGCGTCCATAGCTGTTTGATATGCTGTCTTCACACTGTCGCTCCACACAGCATTACAGATGCCCTGCACCTCCGTGCTTTCGCCGCTGATGTCTGTGTCGGCCCACGAACCGTCAGTCTTTGTGCTGCATTGCAGGACATGCCGATGAAAGCTGCGGCTAATCTCTGTGCCGTCACGCTTGATAACTGTTGCGGTGCGTACTTGCACAGCTTTGTAGTCGCCGACTACTTCAATCTTGTCTTGTACTGTTTCTTCTGTCAGTGCCATTTTTATCTCCTATGGTTGGACTGTCCGACCCTCACCGTCTGGTGGGGTTATGAATTTGTTTCGTATGTTATTGTTATGTAAAACTGTGCGCTTGAGTCTGTTAAGTGATTGTGGTCCACCAATTCGTTATTCCCGCCGTCTGTCATTCCATAAACATAAATTTGATTACTGTTCCCAAAAACCATTGCCGTTAGGATGCCGTCACCGGTATTTACATACCTAGCTAGTACAGTCCCAACGCTATCAATTCCAGATGTTGAACTGCTGAATGGCAACCCGGTAAAAACAACAGCATTAGTGTTAGTGCGGTTGGTAAAGGTGCTAAACTTAACTTGTACAGTTACAAATCTCCCGATTTTTGTGTAAATCGCATAGTCTGTGCTGCAAGTCCCTTGATTAACACTAAAATCATTAATGCTACCTTCCTCATAGTCCGACAGCAAATTAGCCGACCCAGTGCCGCCTAAGTATGCACCGCCGGAGAGGTAGAGGTCTTTGAAGCGTGCGGAAGAGTTTCCTAAGTCGTGAGTGTTATCATTTAATGCACCTGACCCACCTGCCGGAAGAACACCTGACCCGCCTGATGGAAAAGCAATACCACCAAAAGAACTGTCGCCTATAAATAAACGGTCTGTATTAACCCCAATACTCCCCACTTGTGTGCCGTTGCTGTTGAATCGCACTAACTGTCCGGCACTGCTATTACGCCCAATTTGAACAGTTTCACCAACGGCATCACGGCTGAAGATTGCGCTATCACCGCCACGAATAGAATGTCCATTGCCTGTGCCGCCTACTGATGTTCGCCCCACCAGCAAGTTGCCGGATGCATCAAGCGTCATGTCAACAGTGGTGCCATCTGGCTTGAATTGCACAGACCCATCGCTTTGGATGCGCATGCGTTCTGCCGCAACACCAGACGAATTAGTTCCAAATGCAACCACACCGTTGTTTCTAGCATCCAGTAACACATACGCACTTCTGTCTGTTGTTTCAAAAACCGCATCATTGCCACCACTATCAAGGTAATGGTTTGCTCCTAGAGACACATATGTTCCGTTAGCATCTGCATAGCTTGAGATGGCAAAATCTGTGTTTGTGCTGGCCGACTGCAACCTAAATTTTGGCGTGTTAGACGCTGTTGCTGGAAGGCTAATCAGACCCTCTGGCGAACTCGTCCCGATGCCCACACGGTTGTTCGTCGAATCCACGACAAGCGTAGTGGTGTCAACCGTCAGCCCATCAGCCGTCACAGTGCCGGTGACATCCACGCCTGTGCTGGTGGTGGCGAGTTTAGTGCTATTGTCATATCGCAAGTCCACGGCACCATTTTCGCTTGCTATTACAGCATTTTCACCGTTAGTTCCTTGTAGTGCTACAGCCGTTGAGCCTCTAATTGCTAAAAGACCAGTGCCATTATCAACAATAAAACTATTCGACCCATCATGGTAAATCTGCAAGTCAGACCCAGCACCAAAGATGGCCTTGTCGTTGTCGCCGAAGTTGATGTCGTTGCCGTTGGTGTCAAGGTCGCCGCCAAGCTGCGGGGTGGTGTCAGCAACAATGTTTGGTGATGCTGCTTGCCAAGCCGAGCCATTCCAGATGTAAAGCTCGTTGTCACCTGTGTCGAAATACAGGTCACCATTCGTCAGCGCATCGCCGTCATTGTCCACAGTTGGGGCCGAGGCCTTGGCACCGAGGTAGATGTCGTCAAAAGCATCAAAGGAGGCCGCAGCAGACGCAGCAGATGTGGCAGCAGCAGAAGCATCACTGGCCGCGCTAGACGCGCTTGTAGCCGCGTTTGTCTCGCTTGTAGAGGCATTTGACTCGCTGGTGGACGCATTTGAGGCAGATGTCGCAGCAGCCGAGGCACTGTTCGAGGCATTGGTGGCGCTTGTTGCCGCATTGGACTCAGATGTGCCAGCAGCCGAAGCCGAGTTAGACGCAGAAGTTGCGCTTGTCGCGGCATTTGTAGCCGAAGTCGATGCCGCCGAGGCGCTGTTAGACGCATTGGTCTCGGACGTGCTGGCATTTGTGGCGCTTGTTGAGGCAGACGCCGCACTTGCAGCCGCTGCTGTAGCGTCGTCCGACACACTGGACTCACTTGCCGCAGCATTTGACTCGGATGTAGCCGCCGCACTGGCAGAGTTGGCCGCTGCTGTGGCGCTGGTAGCTGCCGCAGTCGCGCTGGTTGCCGCATTGGTTGCGCTGGTAGTCGCAGCCGCGGCATCCACAATCAGGTCATACTTGGAAGCGTTGGCGTTGGTTGTCAAAGGCTGAGAACCAGAGCTTGTGTGCGCAGAATTAACAATAAAGATGTTATTGGTGCTTGTGTCCTTCACAAGGTCACGCTCTGCATAGGCAGTCGAAGCCGCCCAGTTTCCTTGGAACGTGCCAATCTCTTGGGTAACTGCAAGCTCACCGCTGCTGTCGAAGGCAAACACCTTGTTTGCACGGTCAGTGGCACCAACCGTGAACTCGGTCGATGTCATTGTGTTGGTACGCGACAGCTTGATGGAACGGTCAACCTCTTCCTGGGTGTCCTGCGCCATCAATGTCAGCTTGTCCAGCGCGTCCTCGTGGGTAACGGCTGGGAATGGGTCGTTAGGAGTGTAGTCAGTAGTTTGTGTCAGCGGGACGTTACGCAGCAGGACAACAGTCACGGTTGTGGCCGGGGCCGAAACAAAGGTAATCGTGCCACCACCAGCGTTTCCAACGCCCGACACACTGTAATGCGTCGTCTTGGTCTGCACTGTTTCAGTGCCAGTCGCATTGGTACGCAGGATGACCGTGATGTCATCGTCGTCCAAGATTTTGAAAGTATAGCTAAAAGCTACAGTTGAGCCGTCGCCGGAATAGCTATTCTTGGTATTGGTGCTGCTGATTGTCATGCGTCACTCCTTCGGTCCTTTATACCCTAAGTCAGAACCAATTAAAACTGCACTGCTGATTCCGTTGGCGGTAGCCAGAATTGCTGCTCATAATCCTTGAGCCGCCGCTTTTCCATCTTTCTTAGGAAGCCTGGGTCTAGGCTCTCCATCAGTCCGTAATAGAACAGGTAGTTAAACGCAGCCTCTGTATAAAACAGGTTAGCGCCGGGTGTGATGCTCTTCACCTGCTTGAAGAAATCACTGGCATCAGCGCCATTGCTTGTAGCCGCTTTGTGCGCCAAAGCAGCAGCGTCTGATATTGTGCCGATTCCGGGACCAAGCAGGGTCTCTTGGAAGCTTCTGCCATAGCGGCTGTATTCCGCGAACAGGAAGTCGCCAAACAGACCCATGCCCCCGCCTCGAAGCATGGCGTCCTGCCAAGTTTCAAGCGATTTGGGGTCTTTTGGCTCTCGCCCTTTTGCCAAATCCTTGGCTGCACCTGACAGGTAGCCGAAGGCTGTTGCAAGAACAAGAATGGGAACAAGCGCGGCGGCACCCCTTGCCCCACCGCCAGCGGCATAATATTCAGGCAGCAACTGTTTGGTAATCACAGCCACAGGGAACGCCCGGAACTGGCCGACCATACGCACAAACTCGCCAAGCAGCGTACCCTTTTGAGTACCAAGCGTCATAAGAACTTGCTCTTTGGCATCCGGCGTAATAACTGCCGTTTCGGCAAAATCATGGTTCATGGCTCGGAGCTTCGTAGCCAACTCATCCCTAAATGCCATGCGCAGATTGTCTGTGATGTCTGTGGTGGCAAACCTTTTGGCCGCAATCGGGTCAATAAACTCATCTGCGATTGAGGCTACGCCGCCCTCTGTGACAAAATGCTTTTTGCTGCCCTCCTCAAGCGTGTCCATATGCCTCATAAGGCTCCACTCATCGGCATTGATGTTGTAAAGCTCAAGAGTGCGCTTGGTTTTAGGCGGCAAAGCATCAAAGTCTGTGTTGCGATACCTCCCTAGGTAAAATGTGAAAGCAGAGACAACTCCGGCTTTGTTGTTTACTGTCCAGCCTTGCAGGAGATTTGCACGGAAAAACAGCTCTTGGAGCTTGGCAACCCTCCCCGGCATACCATCAATCGCACCTGCGCGGCGGTAGGATGCGCCAAGCGCAGTGTCGTGATATACACCAGTCATTTCACCAAAGAATTTGCGCTCAGACTTTGGCAGTCGTGTAAACGAACCCTTAAATGCCGCTACATACGAGCCAAAGAAGCCCATATCCGTCATTCGGTTCAGCGTCGCGCCTTTGAACACGATGTCAGGAAACGCTGACAACACTGCGCCGCCCAGCTTGGACATGCTTTCTAGCGCCCGGAACGAAAAGCCAACGTGGGCTAGTGAGCTACTGGCCGGAATGTCTAACTCGCCGTTCAGCTTGGCAAAGTAAGCGTCAAGCTGCTTAAGACCAAGCGCAGAAACAGGCTCCCCTCTTTGTTGCGCCCTTATTTGCAAATCACGCTTGATGGTTTCGTGCATAGCTCTTGGATTAGGCCCATAGCGCTCCAGCATGGTGATAGCCTTGGCGTCATACTCCAGTTGCTGAATCACTTTGTCGTAAAGATTGCCACGGGAGTATTTTGTAGCGTATTCGTATGCAAACTCGCCGTTTTTGAAGTGAATCTGCCGCTGTTGGCTCATCTTCTTAGCAAGGTTCAGGCCACGAGCAGCCCCCGGCAACTGGTCACCGCCCTCGTCAACCTTGTAGTGGCTACCAGCGCTGAACCGTTTGTAAAGTTCAGCAACATAATCTTCTTTATCCTTTTTGCTGGCACCTGGACCAAATGTCCTTTCATGGTCAACAAGTTTTAGAAAGTCTGAAAAATATTGTTGAAATGGTGTGCGCCTAATTAACTCGGAGTCATGCACCTGCTTGACAAGAAAGTCGAACCTTTCACCGATGAAGGCACCGGCCCTGTTTTTACGCTCACGAAGGCCGTTAAGGACACTGCTGATAGCATCAACTATGCCCTTTGCCTCGTCAGGCACGTCCGCTTCCTTGTCATAGGCGTAAATAAACGCCTCTTTGTCAAAAGTGCCTTTGCGAAGAGCCACTTCTAAGGCGTCACCCCTCTTGCTCAATGCGAGCTGTAAGCTGCTTATGTTGCCAGCAGTCGATGCGCTGATGCTGTTTGCCGCGCTGTCTCTCGCGCCAGTTGTAAACTGCGCAGTACCTACCTGTTGCGCAGCATATGCCTCTAGCTCACGAGCAGATTCTGTTTTTTCAAGCAAGAACTTGGCTGTAGGCCCACTGACATAGCTGTCAATCTTGTCGTTGATTTCACGGCGCTTGACGATGCGGAGCAAAGCCTCACGCTTTGCTTGTCTCGCTTGCAGTCGAAGGGCTTTGACATTCTCAAAGGATACGTCAATGGCAACCTGCAACTCGTCAGCGCTATGTATCTTACGCTTGCCAACTTGCTTGCGAAGCTCTTTAACAATCGCCTCTGACTCATCCCCAGCCAAGGTGATACCCCGCTGCTGTGCGGCCTGGGCAACAATTTTTACGCAATCATCCATGCTAACGCCTCTTTATGACGCAAGTCGCGCCACTTTCGATTACTGGCCGTAGCTCATCAATGCGGGCAATCAGGTCGTCATACTCACGAAGCTCCGCAATCTCTTCATCAGAAATGATGTTGTTGTCCCTGAGCGCGTTTGCTTTGCGCTGGAGCAAGTCTATGTCGTCATCCATTGCCTTTACCGCACTAGGCTCTGATGCCAACCGCGCATCAAGGTCTTTGGATAAGGATGTAAGCTCATCAGCGTAAGGCTCAAACTCAGACAGGCCAGCGCCGCTTTCATACATTTGCTGTGTGTACGCAATCTCAGCGTCAAGTTGCTCTTGAGTAATTCCCGGCCCCATCGCCTCGTCAATAGCAACAGCCTCGGCCTCTGTGAGCGCATCCTGACGGCGAGCTATCTCGTCGAAAAGGTCCTCATCGGTCATGCCTTTCGGGTTGATGCCAAGGTCCATAACCTGCTCATACAGGTCATCAGCGGCAATTTTCTCAGCAGCCTCGGAGTCTATAGAGCTATACGGGTTTTGCTTTACGGCATCCAAAAACTCTTCAAGCGTAACCTCGTCCTCATACGTATCCACTTTGGCCGGGAAGTAGCCCTCTTCCTGCGCCGCCTCAATCATCCGCTGGACCGGCAAGCCACCTTTCCTCAAAAGAGAAAAGCCGCCCGCGTCCAAATCTTGCCTTAATTCAGCAACGCCTATTGATTGCGGGTCAATCTTGCCCTTTTTTGCTATGAAGCCACGAAGGGTTGTCGGCCTACTATTCTTGGCTTTGAGGGCTGGTGGCAGTTCATTGGTGCGCGGCGGTGTTACGACAAGCTCTTCTATTTCACGCCTTGTGCGCTTTACCACACCCTCGGCTCTAAGCTGCGGGCTAACCGCCATGTCTGCATCAAAGACTGCATCGACCCTGACAGGCATACCCTCTGCAATTTGCGAGGTTGCAACCTGCATAGCCTGAACATTAGTCTCAGGGTCTGCGCGGCGGAACACATCCGCAAACTTGCCGCCAACACCCGTGATTGTTCCACCAAGTATTGAGCCAATAGTGACGTTCACAAAGGAGTCAAACAGGTCGTAGTCCGGGTCTTGTTGAATGCCCGCGCCAGCAATAAGCAGCGGTTCAACAGCAGCGGCACCGAGAGCCGCCTCACCAGCACCGGCAGCAACCCGGCCAGCCGTGACTCCATACCTTTGTGTAATTCCAGAGGTGGCCTTGATAGCGGTGGCTCTTGCCGTAGCGTTTAGGCCAACAGCTACGGGGGCAAAAATGGAAACACCCACGTTCACAGGGTCAAGTACACTGCCTACGATGCCAGCCCCAAAACGCATGGCTGAAATGCCAAAGCCTCGCCTTGCCCTATCCAAAACAAGGTCTCGCTTGAAGCGCCTGTCATGTGCGGCAGCCAAGTGTTCAGCCATGCTGCGCTTTACACCATCTGGCGAGATTTCTACGCCCTCTCGGTAGAACTCACTAGCCCTATAATCATCTGGCGATAAAAGCTCATCATCAAACAGCTCGGCCCGAACATATGCACCGAGAGACCCGACAGCCTCTGGGCCAAAGTTGGCGGCAGAAATAAATTCCTGATGCAGAACAGAGGACGTTGACGCAGGAGTGTTGCGAAAATAAGACCGCACATGCGAGGCATCATCACTGATTTTAGGGAAAATGCCTTCCATCATTTTTTCAAACCAGACCTTTCACGCTTCAGCCTGTTTATTTCGTTTGATAGCGCCTCAATTTGGGCCTCAACCTCTTGGTTGCGCTGTCTTTGCTCGTTGTACTCCGGTGAACCTACGCCAAGAGCGCCAAGGTCTCTACCCTTGACAAGGGTCTCGCGGAGAGCTTTGCTTTGGCTGTCTAGCTCATCAATTAGGTTACCTATACCCTCGACCCTTCTGACCCTTGCTCCAGACTCTGTAATAGCATCGTCAAAGCCAACCTGTATTGGGACAGGGACACCGTTTTCACTCCTGAACACTACGCCGCCGCTGTTATCTACGAGCGTGGCTGTGAGGCCATCATTGTTGGCAACCCATCCGTAGCCATTTTTTACCAACTCAACATACGCTGCCTTTTCAATTTTATATTCTTCCGTTCCCTCTTCACGTCCAAAGTTGCTTTCAAAGAAAATCTCGTCGTCCGAAAGATTTTGAGCAATCTCTCTAAGACCCAAATCAATTTTGACTGCGTCTCCTGCCCTGTGCGCGGGAAGCCGCAGAGACGTGTTTGTGTTTGGGAACGTCTCTACATAAGAAAACTTCTCGCTTAGAATTTCGGCAGCGGCTTCTGCATACGGCCTAATTTCTTCCGGCTCTAACTTTGCGTCTCCTGTAAGGACTTCGCCATCTTCTTGAATCAAGAAAATTGTTAAATCAGTAATCATACTGATGTGTTCGTCCCTTGCCTCATGCCCTGACCTAGTGTCAGACACCGCGCCACGGACAGTCCTGTTCTCAAAGTCAGCGTAACTACCGCCAAGCATAGACTTCATGTGGCTTTGAACGGTTGCGTCACCAAGCACGATAGCCCTGACATTTTGCCTAGCAACTGGTGTTGCTTGAATCTTAATGGCATCCTTGCGTGTTGCTAAGAATAGCCGGTCAGTTGTCAAAGTGATTGGGCCACTCGACATGTACATGTCAGCCAAACTAACACCCGCGCCGCGTAACTGCCTCAGGTAATACCCTTTGGTTCTGGCAGGGAACTGCATAAGTTCGGCGACCTCTTCGGCGCTTTGCGCTTCGGCGACAGAGGCCGCAAATTCTGTTGCTTGCTGGTTGGTCAGCAACCGTATTTTTGATTCTGGAATACCCATGTCCAGTTGACGCTGCAAACTTTGCTCCGGTGTAGGCATCTTGCCATAGACGGCAGAAAACGCTTCGTTGACGTACTTTGCGGGGTCAGCGTCAATCTCCTGCTGACGCAGTGTCATAAGCTCTCTGGCTTTGTTGTACGCTTGAGTTGCTCTTGCTGTCTCAGCTGCATCTCCCGACTTTAGGGCTTCACGGGCCTTGTCGTCCATTTCAGTCAGGTAGGCATTTACTTCGTCGGTGCTTGCAAAGCGCAACGTATCCCTTGTGTTAAGAACATCAAGGGTAATGTCGAGCGTCTGCTCCATCTCCAATGCTTTGTCCGGCATGCGAAGGTCACGCATTGTTTGGATATATTGCTGGGCGCTGTCGACAAATTGTGTCCGATAGGATGGGCTTGTTGCCTTAGCCATTGAGGTCATGTCGTTATTAAACGACTCATTTGCTGCAACAACAGCCTCGTTCTCAAGAAACTTTAGCTGGTCATTTAGGCGGTTAGCTAGTGGCTTTCTCTCAGAGTCTAAATCAAACCCCGCATACTCACCTTCACCACGCAAGATTTTTTCACGCTCTGCCTCTACATCGTCTAGGCTCTTAGAATCATCCATCGCAAACAAGTTAACGCGCTCAGATGCGAGGGCATACCTAAACTGCTCAGGAGTCCTAGATATGCTATAGCCGCGATTGATGCTGCGGTTGTAATGCTCTTCGTACTCCGCGACCACAACCTCAATAGGCAGAGAGTTTGTTACGCCATCTTGCAGCATAGAGTCGCCACGTTTGTTGGCTGTTTCTGAGGCTTTGCCCAAAAACCTGGTAAATGCCGCTTCTTCGCCTTGTGCAGAAAACAGGTCTGCATATTTATTAACTTTGTCTTTAAGGGATGTTTTTTGACGAGAGCCAAGCTTACCCATTCCATCAATGCCACTCATCAGGCCATCACGCAAAGTGCGTTCTGCATCCCTGTACTCATCAACGCTTGTTGTTGGCTGTGTGTTTAGCTCACGGTAGCTGTCTTTAATGGTATTGGAATACTCATCCGCAACCTCATCAACCTCCGCGTCCTGCCTGGCCACTTCAAACTCAGCGGCAACTTGAGAGGCATCACTTATGGCCTGACCAAGTTGAGCTTGTGCTAAGCCTACCTGCTCAAAAGCTGCGGAAGATGCGCGAGGCGATAACCGACCAGTGGCAGTTCTCACTGCGGGGCCAAGACCTTTATTGTAAAGAGGAATCTGCGGCATCACCCAATCGCCTTATATGTTGAATATGTTGAGGCAACGTCTCCCAGCAAGGATGCGTAGGCTTGTGTTTTTAGGGCTTGAGAACGCGCGTAACCTTGAACACGGGTCAAGTCTGCCTCAGAAGCCTTTTGAACCTGCTCTATGTCGCCCGCATACCTAATCTTCGCGGCGTCAGTCTCAATCCCGTAGTAGCTGCTGGCAAGAGCCTGTAAGGGACTGCCTGACATTTGTACGCCGGATGCAGCCGTTGCCGTTATTTGGGACGCAATCAAGCGCTCCCCTTGCTTGCGAAGGCTTGCCTCTTCATCACGCTTAGCGCGTGAAAGAAGCACAGCCTCATTTTCTGCAACTTGCGCGTTGTACTCGGCAACCTGACGAGCAGACCGAGCAGCAGCCTTTGTGCCTTTGAAGCTAATAACGCTCCCAGCAACCTGACTACCAACTATTGCGGCGACTACCGGGTCCATTACGTCACCTTTGCCATTCTGATGTAATCTTCGCCCTGAACGCCGTACTTACGCATTACACCCTCGTGTTCTAATCCAAGCCACTCAGCGAAACGGATGGCTGGCTCGTCATCTACATGGATGCTGGCTTGCATCCGGCGCAGACTATGTTCTTGCAATATACTATCAACAACGCCTTTTGTATAACGGGCAAACGGAGCTGCCCTGCGCTTTGCCTCTGGCGAAACCAGCACCCAAAGCTCACCGACGCCAAACCACATGATGTGTGCGCCGCCTACTGCCAACACCTCTTCGCCGTCAACCAGCGTATAGGCAACGATGTTGTCGTGGTCGCACAGGCCATCCCTAGACTCAGTTGTGAAGTCATAGTCCAGATAAATGTCGTAAACGTCGCTCTTTTTGAATTGCCTGACTTTAAGCATCGAATGTGTTGGACCTCCGCATCACCGCAAGAATGGTCATAGGCAGCGGCTGCGTTTGCCGCACAAACACTCTTGCGTCATTGTCATAGCCCGATGGGAACGAAATCTCTTTGTCGCCATCGAACATGGGCACAGCTTCATCCATAGCCATGCTGCTGTCTCTAAAAGGCAAGCGGTCCAGATTGTCCTCATCGGGCCCAATCTCAGCGCCTACCGTGTCTAGGAAGCGAATGGTCGCCCCGTGAATACGCTTAATCTTGCCTTGAGACACACCGTCGTCTGCCCCGCCTTCCATGCGCAGCGTCTGCACTTTAGAATCAAACGAATAACCAACATGCACCGTGCTTGCGCTGCGGTCTAGCGTAACCACTCCACCGCTAACAGTCTTGTCCGCATGAGCAGAGCCATCAGCAAGAATCTGTACAGTCTCGCCTTCAAGGTGGTTTAAGCCACTGATTGTGGTTGTGGCCGTGCTGTCATATGTCAGGCCGGAGTCTACATAAAAGGCGTCTGTTATGTCTGTGCCAAAAAATATGCTTTCCATAAAGACAATATGCCGAACTGTAGAGCCATTGATAGTGCGCTTGACCGAAAGATACACCTGGTCCTCTGCGCCGCTAGGGATAGCCGTTATACTCTCCACAACCCCAGACTCCCCCATTGGGTGAGTATGCCACCCAATAGTCTGGTTTTGTGGGTCATAGGACAGGCCGATAAGCACCCCGTCTGTGCGCACAAACCACAGGATAAGTTCCGGCTCCTGCTGCCAAATCATGTCAGTCAGACCGCCACGGGCAATATGCTCTGCCAAGATGGTCAGGTCACGCCCTACAAGTCCGTCAGTGTCCAAATCGAATGTGACCTCTTTGACCTTCTCCTGACCCTTCTGGATAAGGATGGTGCTGGACCCGGCGCGGATAGGACGCACGTCAGACGAGCCAAAGGTGGTCTCACGAAGGACGTTGACGTTAGTCGGCGTAACAGGCTGTGTGCCTGTGCCACCGGACAGTGTGAACTCGGCACTGGTTGTCAGAAGCTGCAAGAAGCGGCCCTGAATCATGTGCTTGATGACGTTCACCTGGTCCGAGGCAATCGTCACATTAACCGCATCATCGTCGTTGATGCCCGGAGTGTGGTTCTCAAAGTCAGCAGTGGCAGAGCCAAAGATGGTTTGCGGTTGGCCTGTTGTGCCAGCAAAATAAAGGCGTTCTTCGTAGAAGGCCACAGCGCGGGGATAGCCTTGGTCTCCGCCAAATGCGCCCAGTGACCATTTCTTTGTGGCATTAGCCGCGCCGATGATGTGGTCAGGAAGCACTGAAATACCGCCGTCATCTGTCTGCACAGTAGCTGTGACAGTAGTTGAGTTAGTGAAGGCTGTAATCTTCACATAGCCGGTGTCGTCGTGCTTGTATTCCCAGTCAATAGAGCCGTAGGTCTCCGTGCCTTCTGTATGCACTGGAGGCGTGTTGCCTGATGTCTGCGTTGAACCTGTAACCTGTTCGTAGACATGACCGTCATAACGCACTGAATCGCCATCGTTGTAGCTTGTGCTGGCTGCCCACTCGTCATGCTCAATCTCAAGCACCTCACGGAACCGGATATACCGACCAACATCGTCGGCTGTGAACAACGCGGCTGATGCCGTAATTGTTACGCTACCTGTCGCAGCGGACGCATATAGCGTAGTTGCGGTGGTGTTCTCGTCTAGGTACGGGCCATCGACAAACGCAATATCCGAAAGCGTAAAGCTGGTAGCCGTGGTGCGGGTCAGCTTTGCTGGCTCATGGTCTTTGTGCGCAAGATACAGCACGTCAGCAGACTGAACGTGGTTTAGCTCGAAGACCTGTGCCTCAGTGTAAGTTGTCGTAACCTCAACAATCTTGCCAGAAGTGCCACCGCTGCTATACGCGGTAAATCCGGTGCCGTTGATGCCGGAAAGTTGAAAGGTGTTGGTTGTGGCACCCGCCACCGTAAATTCACGATTATTCAACTCCACCATGCCAGCAACATCTTTAATGAACACCCGGTCTCCATTCGAGTACCCATGGCCGGTCGCTGTCACTACAACGGGATTAGCCTGTGTTGCTGCGCTAATTGTTTTGGTTGCTTCTGTCAGGATGCCGCCGTCTTTGAGGAAGCGAATATAATTCTCACCAAATTCAAGGACATAGGCTTGTTCGTCGCTGAACTGGAAGTCGATGAGCCGTACTTTGCCGCCGTCTTTTGACGTGCCAGCATACTTGGTGCCGGGTCTGCGAGTGATGCCGCCCTGCGGAAAGATAAGCATGTTCTCCAGCTTTTGTGCGCCGGAGTTGTACTTTTGCAGGTCAATACGGCCTTCAAGGCGCGGTGAAAACTCACCCGCTTGAAAGTTTGTGACAATAGTTGAAACGCGGGCCATATCAGAACCTGATGTTTATAAAGTCATCTGCAATCAGCTTGTCCGGCATACCTTCCATGGCGTCGATGGACCGGGCCTCACGCAATCTTATCTCATACAGTTGTTGCATTGACTGACTAACCGTAGTGCTGCCTGTGATGGCATACGCGGTCTCAGCGGCTAGTTTGTGGGCAATGGTGCTGGAAAGCAGCGAGTCATATGTCTCTGTGTCTGTGATGCGGGCAAGATAGGTAATCCGGCAAGTGCCTTCGTCACTCAGAACCTTTCGCCCCTCAATCTTAAACATGACCTGACTATCATAGGCAGCAATCTCGCTGTCCACGTTGCTGTTCCAGAATGACAGTACCCGTAAGCAAAAGGGGTCTGTCGGCAGCGTAAACTGATTAGCAAAGCCAAATGCCGGTGCATCAGAGTCCTTTGCCAGAGTTGCACGGGTGATTGCCGTATTCCATGGATGGGCGCGCAGCACCGTGTCACGCACAGTCTCGAACCTACGGTTACACAAACGCGCCTCTTTAGAGTTCTCTGTAAGTGCAGTAATCGTAGCTGCACCCAACAGGTCCATTGCCTCGTTACAGATGTCAACTACGGATGGCATTACTTCACTAACCTTTCCAAATCAATAAGGACGCCTTTGCTCGTATTCGAGTCCCCGCCCTTCCAAACTTTGCCTTCTTCTTTGGCTTCTTTCACAAGCTCTTTGAGCCGTACCGTGGGCAATATTACCACAGTTTCGCCGTCAATGACGAACGCCCAGAAATCAGCCTCGGTCTTGTCTATCCCAGAGGGCTTCCCCCTAGAAAAAAACTCCACAAACACTCTGCCGGTTCGTGAAGCTTTGAAGTCTCTTTTTATTTCAATCGTTTTGTTCTGTAGCAAATCAGCAAGCCAACTTTCTGCCATCTGACCCACTTTGAGGTCATATCGAAAGTCCCTGTTAAACTCCACCCGTCTATCCCCCGGAGTAGGAGTGAAAGGAGGGCGAGAACATCCCGCCCCCCTTGTTTAGTTAGTCTACGACGTACTCAATGATGAACGCCAAGTCACCGGCAGTGCCGCCAGTAGCGTTGAACGTCACAGCAATGTAGTACACATCGCTTGGGTCAGAGCTTTGACCTGCAAGTTCCCAGACCTGCTGACCAGTGGTGTTCAGGTTCAGCTCTTCGTAACGAAGCTCTGCAATAGCAGCTCCGTCAGCAACAGTGGTGGCGAGAGCATCTTCATCAACAACCACACCGTCATTGGTGTAGAAGCCGACGTTGAAGGTGCAAGAGCCGCCGAGGGAATCGGAACCAACACGGACCGAAACCAAAGTTGCGTGGGTTGGGACAGGTGCCAGCATTACGATGTCGTTATCGGTGCTATCACCAGCAGCAAGCGCCACGTTGCCCTGAGCGATGCGGACGCGACCGCCAAGCTCAGATGCTGCGTTAGCAACCTGCGGGAGTGCCTCAAGATTGGCAATGAGGTCAGAGTTTTTCGTTGTCATCTCTCAATCTCCCTTACGCTGCGCCGTCAAGGTCATCTTCGTCACACTTGATGCGAACAACCATGTTCTCTTGCATCCGTGTAGCGCCGATGTCCATGCAGTAATAGACCTGGGTTGCGTAACCCTTGTCTGAACGCTCATCAATACGAGCCGACACATCCTTACCAATGCCAAGCGCAAGACCTTCTTCAGCCCAAGCAAAGCAAGTACGGACGTTGTTGGCGTCAGCCGACAGACGGTTCGACATGATGAAGTTGAAGCCCATGAACTGGTTGATTTCACCCTGGACGAGAGCCTTCACAGTGTTGAAGTCAGCCGAGGTGACGCTGGTGTCAGCAAGCAGTGCGTGGATTTGGCTTGGACCCATGACGATGTAGCGAGGAATCGAAGGGTCAACGTCAGCTTGGTCCAGCAGCTTCTTGGCTTCGCGCAGCTTAGTCAGGTTCATGTTAGTGTCAGCACCACCGACAGAAACTGCAACATCCTGGTTCGTGTCGAAAGCGGTCGAAGTCGAGCCGGTCTCACCAGTGTTGGAAGCAGCATCAAATGCAGTGATGATAACATCGTCCATGGCACGGCCCATGGCAGCAGCAGCGGCCTGAGCGTAGGACGAGGTTGGGTCGATGAGCATACGAACCTTGTCTTGGTCGTCAATAAGGTCAGCGTACTCATACGATGCGAGACTCAGGCGACGACGCGCATGTGGCGTATCCATCTGAGGAGTGTCGGCGTGGCGAGTTGTCCGCAGTTGTGCGGTCGCAACACCAACTTGGTCGATAAAGGCATTCTTACCAACAACATTCTCGATGCGCACAGTATCACGCAGACGGGAACCCATCTGCTGTGCAAGCATCTGCACATTCGCAGAATACTGTTGTACAAATGCCGTAGTTACTTGAGTAGACATCCTGTCTCTCCTTCTACGTCATGGTTGCACTAGATTCCGGTGTGCTACCCTCTCGGACACTCCTAGCTTTTCGGACCTGCTTGCGGCCACCGTCTTTCCGGTTGTCGGCAGGACGAGTCTCCTCGCTACCCTGCATCACCCACTCGTAGTATCTGTCTGCGAGTCGGGCGGGTTCTACAACATCACGCGCGGTTCCAAACTCAATCGCGTAACGTAAGCACTCAAGGCGCACATGGACCAAATCATCCTGCTCCATGTATAACACCCATCAATTCTTGTACACGCTCAATAGCCTGTTGTCGGCCAATCACGTTTTTACGGTCCCAATAAGCATGGGATTTGTCACTCATAATCGCATCAATCTCTTGCTGCGCTGACTGACGGGTCACCATGCTGCTAGTAGGTGCATCAGATACCGTGTCTTCACTTGTGACACTTTGCCTGAACTCGGCTATTTTTGCAAATGCCTTAATAAAATCAGGATGGTTGCCCACCTTGGTTCCATCGGCCAACTGCATCTCTAGCAACTCACCGCCCCCAAACTGCTGTGCAATCTTTCCAGCATCTTGGATACGCGCATCAAAGTCGTCACCCCACTCCTTGCGAAGCGTCATTTCAGTTTGATTGCGCTGCTGTGTCTCAGCTTCGACTGACATCTCAGACGCACTATTGGTCATGCCTTTGTAATACTCAAGGATGCCACTGGCCTGGTCAGGGGTTAAACGTAACTTATGCGCAACATCTGCGTATGACTGCGCAATATCTTCAGTAATGATGTTGCCATCAACGCCAATCTCATAACCCTCTGCCGTCTCCGGTCGGCCAAGTTTGCTATAGATGTTGTCAAGGTCTTCATCTGTTGGGTTGACTGGTAGCGGAACCTTGTCCGCACCAATCAGACGTTGTGCGTTGACGTAAGACCTTGCAAGGTTCTCTACATCTTTGATTGGTGAGAGACTTGGGTGGTCTCTCAGTTCCTCCGGTATCGTTTGCAAGAAATCGTTACCAGACCCGCCTTGCGCCACCTCTGCCGGTGTTTCCATCGGCGCAGCATCAGGCTGGGCTACCTGTTCGATAGCTTCCTCTGACATAGTTACTCCTGTGTCATCATGTTGTGAATGTGAAGAAGAACGGCACGTTTGCCCTCTTCAAATGCTGTGGCATTGGGGTCGCCCGCCACATAGCTCAAGGCCCGCCAGTTAGAGCGCGCCTCAAGGTCTCTGAGAACCTTCTGCCCAGCTTCGCTGTTGAAGGTCTCGGTGTACATATGCTTCAGCTTTTCTATATCCTTCAAGACTGTACCATCCTGACTGCTTGCGCAGCCTGTGCTGTGGTGTAAACATCCTCTTGGTCACGCTGACGCTGCATAGCTTCTTCCTCTGCTTGCGCCCTTGCTTGCCGTGTCTCATCAACCTCACGCTGAGAACGCAGGGTTTTCTTGGGAACGCCAAGGGCATCGGTCACATGCCGAACAAGCCCGTCAGGGTCGATGTGGTCACCAACCGGAAGGCTCTGGGATAGTGGCAGAAGAATCTCAAGCGCCCGCATAGTGTTGTTCAGGCTGCTAGACTTTTGAGCGCGGGCCAGCGGCGAAACGTACTCAATATCAATATCCAATCCCTGCAATGACTCCGGTGGGGTTGCCAACATGTCATTACGCAACATCAGAGCAAACACACGGTCAATCAGTGGGCGAAGCAGCTCGTTCATCAAACGGCCAAGCACAGGGCCAATGACACGCATACGCTCTTCCTGACGCTGGATAACCTCTGTCGCAGTCATCTGCGCGGAACCAGCAGTCAGAATCTGGTCAACATAGAACGCCTGACGAATAGCGGCACGACGCTGCTCTTCCATGTTCAGGCCAATCGGAATGTTCGCGCCCGTATTCAGCGGCGTAATCGTTTCGCGGGTACCGGAACGGAAGAAGTTGAGGCCACCAGGCTGGGTGCGAATAGGCAACAGGAAGCCATCATCAGGCACCAGCAGTGGCGGGTCAATCTGCTTCTGAGCCGCTTGTATGATGGTTTTTGACATAAGATTCAACATCTTAACGTCGGGCAGCGCTGTCATCGCGGGGCTGCGGCCCATAGTCTCGCCGGTAGCTTTCAGGAAGCGCGGCACTACATAGGGCAGCTCTTCAAAGCCACCTTCTGAAATAATCATGCCGGTGCTTTTGCAAACATAGGCCGACATATACGGCATGTTCAGGTTGTCTTGCTTTGTAACATCTCGTGCAAGGCGCGGCAGGACCGCATGCAGAATCTCGACTTCCTCGTCAGGAGTCTTTTCAAATTTCTTTTGAATAAAGCTGCCGACGTTATCAAAGCCAAAGCGTTCTACAGCCTGTGCTGCGGTGGACTTGTACAGACGGAACACGGTGTTGACCATGCCGTACTGGTCTTCAGAAACGTAGTATTCCGAAATATGCCGAGTGCTAAAACGCAGCTTGTCACGGTCCATCTCGGCAAACATGCAAGCCGTGCCGAATACCACAAGGTCAACATAGGCTTCGTGAATTTCAGTCTCAAAGTTGGAGCGCTGGAAGGCTTGCATCATGCGCATGCTGGTGTCTTGCAACCACTCACGCACGTCATCGTCCCGATTCAGCGCCTCATCTTTGATGTCAAGGTGGAACCACGGCGATGCCCCGCTGGTGAGCATGCCATGGAGGAAAGCAGCCATCAGGTCGATTGATTGCAGCGCAGTGCCGTCGTAAATCAACTCCATGCGTTTTTCACCGCGAGAGCGTTTCTTCACGATGTCTGCCTTGCGCGGCAGCATGTAGTCAGCCAGTTCCTGATAGTGGGTGTCCCAGTTATCCCGGCGTGACTTAAGGTAATCGAACCGCTTGATTAGCGGGGCTGCTTCCTGTGCCATATTTAACCCATCAAAGTTGGTTTGCCGTCAGTCTGACCGACCTGTTGGCCAAGCGCACCTGCGACAATAGTTGAGCCTCGGCCCTTGCGACGGCCACGAGCTTCACGCTCGGCTTCTTCTGCCATGGCCCGCGCACGACCGAGGTCCGGCTCTGGCGGTGGAGGAGGCGGGGGAGGTGGGGCAGGAATCTTCGGGGTCAAGAAGCTCATCTAAATCTCCTAATCATAAAGAACACCGCCGCCCTCAAGCAGGGTGCCAGCAACGCCTGGACGTTTGGTGCGGGTCTTGCCGCGACGACCACGGGCAAGCACTGTGTCATCAGGTACAACTTCAGGTGTAACCTCTGGAGTAATCTCAGGCTCTAAAGGCGGGGGAGGACGACGGTCTTCCTTGTCAATGCCAAGGATAGTGTCCGTTACCTCTGTGCCAATCTTCTTGACTGGCTTCTCAACAACCTCTTCAAAGACCTCTTCCGCAGCCTTGATTACCTTTTTACCTGGCTTTTCAACTACTTCCTCGAAGACCTCTTCAGCAACATTGACAACGCCTTTGGCAACCTTTTTCACTGGACGCTCAAGCGGCTCAACTATGTCCTTGCCAGCTTCGACTACCGTCTTGGTGGCTTCAAGGGCTGGAGTGGCGGCCACCTCTACAGCCTTGGTTGCTGTCTTTAGAACTGGCTCGGCCACATCAATTACGGCCTCTGGCGCTTTTGACACCGCTTTTATAGTTTCAGTTGCTACCTTGGTTACAGGCTTTGCAACCTCTCTTACCGGTTTGGCAACTTCTTTCGTCACCTCGGTAACAGGTTTGCCCACAGCTCTTACAACCTTGCTTATGGGTTTGGTGATTTTTCTTACAGGACCGCCCATCACTTACTCCTACATTTGAAACGGGTTGTAATCGCTAAGCGCAGTTTGCT